GTTATGATTTATACCTTTTTCTTCGGAAAGTTTCTACCGAAATCGTGAATTTTACTTGCATCAGCCATTTGTTGTTTTGCTAAAGACACACCAGCACGCAATCCAGCTAATTCTTCGTTCTGTTGAAGTTTTGCATCTTGATTTTGTTGGTTCATTAGAGCTCTCATCATGTCTAAATCTAATCTTGCCTCTGCATTTTCGTTTTTCTCTTGATCTGCTCTTGCTTTTAGGTCTAATTCTCTAGATTTTAATTTTAATAACGGATCTCCACCTGCATCACCAGTAATTTTGTCCTCTTCTTTTGCATAATCAATCATCATTTCAGCAATTAATTTAGCTTTTCGTGATTCTATCTGTGAAGTTATCTGTTGAATACGTTGTGCACCCTGCATTGCAACAGGATTTTGTTGCATCATCATAGGATTTTGCATCATTGGTCCTAATTGTTGTTGTAACGTTTGCATTTCTTGCATTTCTTCTACAAATTCTAACTGAATTTGTTCTTGTGCCATGAAAGAAATGTGTTCAAGTATGTTTTTTTGTAACGCCATCATTGCCATTGGATTATTTTGCACCATTGCAATAGACATAAAACTTAAATGTGCATCAATGTGAGCTTTGTGGTCTTGACCAGGAAAAGCTTGAAAAGGTTTTCCATTGATTGCCATAATATTTTCTAACGCCGGGTCCATTGGTTGTGGTGGAGCAGGCGGTGGTAAAATAGAATTTACGTTTTTTACACCTAATGCATCATACATTGATCTGTAAGCTTGATATAAATTATGAATTTTAGGATTAGATTGCGCTAATTGTAATTGACTTTGTGCCATACTAATTCTTTGTGTTTGTGAAAATATATTTGGATCTGCAACAGGTAGAATATCTACTCTGTCATCAAAGTCTTGTACTTTAATTTCACGTCTAGCACCCGGTACGTCGTAAGGATATACTGGTGGTAAATAAGTTTTAAATACTTCTGCTAATAATTTAAATTCTTGTTTTAATCCTACATATAATCTTTTGTGTATTGCTGACATTACCCGCGATCCACGTTCCAATAGCGCCACTGTAGTACCCACTGCAGCCTGTTGGTTCATATCGCCAACTTGCATATCAGCGATGGCCGCGAAACGTTGACCTGCGTTTACAACTATACCCATTAATTGTAATAAAGTTGCATCAGGTCCTTTAAAAGGTAAAGGCATAAACTGATCTTTGATGTTTCCACCAGGGGCATCTACATCTCTAAACTCTCCAGGTTGTAAAGGTTGTGCATCATCTCTAACTCTAATACCTCTAGATTTAAATCCAGATGGTAAGTTAGCTAAAGTTCCGGCATCCAATAATTGTCTAAGAGCTGCAGTTGCAGTTCTTGTTAATCCACCAATCATGTGAATTAAACCAAAACCATAAAATCCTGTGCCAGGTAAAAATTTAAATTGCACAAAGTAATTTGTTTTTCTTTTTAATGGATCATCTGGTTTGTAATTTCTTCTAATTGACAAAACTGTGCTGCCTGCTTGTGCAACAGTTATAACGTAAGGTAGTTTAATTCCTGTCGGTTCACCATCACCACCCATATCTTCATAACCTTCTAGATCTAAGTTAGTGTGTATTTCATATAAAGTGTATTGATCTTCTTGACCATCTTTAGCAATTCCTTCTAATTCTAATTTTTTATCTTGTAATTGATTTGTTGTTACAGGAGGTGTTCCTAATTCTACATCTCTGTAAAAACCAGACACCTGTTGTTTTCTTAATTCGTTTTCAGATATTTTAATTACATGAATTATAGACTCTGCATCTTCTAAACTATTTGCAGAGTATGGAACAATTAAATCTTCTGCTGGTACAAATTTAGACACGGCTCTACCTAAGAGGGAGTCGTAATATACTTTTTTAAAGGTAGAGCCGCTAAGAGGGAGATAAAAAAGCATCTGATCAAACTCAGGCTCGTATTCCTTCATTTGATCCATGATTTGGTAATTCATAAAATCTTTAACACGCTTTGCTTGTTCTTCACGTGGAACATCAGCTGTTCCCATTATTTGAGTTCGTACTGGTCCATCAGCTGGGAGTAACTCTTTATAAGCTTGCGCTTGAAATTGCGTAACTGCTTCCGCAAGAACAGGGTGATTGACACCAGAAGCGTTTCTAAAAGGTTCCGTTCGTCTTTCATATTTAAATCCTAAAAGTTCTAATCCGTTTCTATAAGTTTCTTCCCAATCACCTCGAGACTCTTTGTACTCGTTGTATTGGTCAACCATTTTAGCACCAAGTGGTTCTAAAACATCTTCACCTAAAAAATCTGCAAGGTTTTCATAATGGTCTTGACCACCTTCGTCTGCAACTGCTCTTGGATCAAAAGCAATTTCAGCACCACCTTCTTCATCCATGGTAACTTCAATGTTACCTTGTTGATTTTTCTTTTCGATAATCTCATCTCGTTCTTGAATTAATTCTTCTTGTTTTGGAACTTTAACAACTGTTTCGGTAATATTTGTATTTGGAAGTGGTTTGTCTATTGTAGCCATCTATTAGGTTCCCTCTTTATTAAATAGTTTGTAGATGAATCCCTCTCCATCTTTGTATTTTTCATACTGATCATATGCAGTCATAGCCGTACTTATTGCAAGTCCCGGTAAACCTGCGAACCTACTTATACCTCTAATTGTAGCAGGATTCAATCCTAATCTCAATACCTTCTTCAAACCATCACCTTCTGCAATACCTGCAGCTTTTGTTAGAGGTTCCATAGTTGCAAGACCTAACCAGTTTAATGGGTTGCTTGCAATCTCTGCTGTACCTTTGCCTTGTTTTACTTGTTGACCTATAAAGTATGAGTCTATTAACGCTGTAGGTAATGGAGCTCCAACAGCTGCCATAGTTCTACCTACGTTAGCTAAAACACTTTTGTTAGTTGCAGGTTTTAATGGTGTCTCTCCTGCTTTTACTTCTATTGGGTTTTCTGCAATGTATTTTTTAATATCAGCTTGTGATGCAATATCTTCGTTTGGAGTTACAAATGCACCGATGTCATTATTCCATCTTATGTTTGTTTCTTTAAACATATCTCGTCTAATAGCATCATCGGGTCTTGGTAATTCGGATGCTTTTATAACTTGACCTGTTGATAATAATTTTGCAATTCTTTCAGGATTTTTATTTGCTACTTTTAAAAAACAACCATCTGCACAGTTAACTCTTTTTTCCATTGCTTTTCTAAAAGCAGAACCATCTGGTTCATTTGCATAAATGGTTTTAATATTTTCTAAATTATTTTTTGCTACATCTTTTGATAGGTTCATATTTTCCATGAATATGCCACCTTTTTTAATTGCTTCTACATCTTCTATTTTAATTGTTCCATCCGCTATTTGTTTTGCCCAGTTCGGTTTTAATTTATTATCAACCGTAAAATATTTTCTTAATTCTTTATTTATTTCCACCTCTGTCATTCCTGGATAATCATCAAAAGGATCTATGGTTTGTAAACTTTTACCAGGTAACCTAAATTCTTTACCGTCACTTAATTTAACAACTTTATAACCATCTGATTGTGCCGCATATTGAATTAATTTATCATCTTCTGCTGCAAGTAATTTTTGTTTTTTAGTAATAGATTTATTGCTGTTTTTAATATCAGTTATTTTTTCTTCTGCTTTTCTAATTTTAAAATCTAAATCTGTGAATCTAGTTTTAGCAACATCACCAGCTTCTCCAGCCATCATTTGATTAATTATAGCTGGGGTTCTTATAACTTTGTCTCCAGTAATTAATTGTGTGCCTTTAATATTTCCTGCGTGTCCTTTATGAATTTGAGGATCCCCTTTAAACACACCACCTTCTGGTATTCCTCCTTTTGCTGCAATATCAGATTGTCTTATTTTTTTATCTAGATATCTTTTCTTTTTTCTTTCGTCTAAAGTTTTAAGATCAGGTGGAGGATTTTTTATTGGATTTGTTTTTCTATAATCTTTTACAGCAGCAACAGCGTCTGCTTTAGATCCAAATTCAGTAGATAAAACTGTTTTGTTTCCAACTTGAATACTAGCTCTGTATAAATCTTTTGTTACTCCTGTTGGTTTGTAAGTGCTTGGAACATTTTTACTACCTATTACTTCCTTAAATTTTTGTTTTATAACATTATTTGTTTTTGTTGGACTCCCAACTTTGACTAAAAATTTATCTGCTTTAGCTGGTGTTGGTGGTTTAAGTTTTGCTGTTTTTGTATCTGCAATTAATTTGCTTCTTTTAGTTAAAGCATTATTAGCTGCTGTTTCCGATTTATAAAATTTAGTCCCACTATAATCTTTTAAATAATCAGGCTGATCTTTTCTAAAAATAATTTTAAATTTAGAACCAGGAGGTGCCCCATACTGACTAAAGTCTCTAGCTGTTACTGGTAAAATTACGTTTCTGTCAGTCACTATCTTCTCCTAGTGAACATCGTAGCGAGGCCGCCTTTAGAATAATCCTGTCTTCCTCTACCAGTTCTATTACTGACTGGACCACCTGTTGTTGCACCGATACCAAAACCTTGTCCAAAATCATAAGATCGTTGACCATCACTACCTCTTCCATAATTAGTTGGTCCATATTGTGCTGCTCTAGCTGCTTCTGTTTTCTTTTGTAATTCTTCTAATTCTTTTTGAGCTTGAGCTAGTTTTGCAGCTTTTGCTGTTGCTGAAATTCTTTTGTTAGCGTTCATTTTTGATATGTAATCCTGTAACATTTTTTCATAATCATTTGTTCCAAACATTGACACTACATTTTTACCAGCCAAGACTGACTCTGGTCCGTATTTTAAAAGACCACTATTGGGATCTCTACCAATTATACCTTCTTGAGTTTCGGCAAAGTTTAATTGTGCTTCCATCAATGGATTATAATTTGGAGATTTAATATTAAAAGGACTTCTTGAATATGCAGCTATTGCGGCTGGTAAAGGTATTCTTGGTTGATTAGCTAATCTTGTTCCAAGAGTGCCTCTAACTTGTGGTTTAAATAAGTTTTCTTGTATAAAATTTTTAGCTTTACCCATCATAGTTGTTGGAGGAAAATAATCTGCAGTTCCTTCTAATTGTGATAGTCTAAAATTTTTTGGATCTCCTGGTTCAGTTCTAAAAGTTTCTTGTAATTCTGTAATACCTCCGCCGCCACCGCCACCTGTTTGATTTAATTGTGAGCCAATAATATTTGATTGAGTTGTTTCTGTCCCCGATCCGCTACCCGCGGCTGTGTATAAACCTTTCGCTGATAGCGCGTCGGCGATCTCCTGATCACTAAAACCATACGCGTTCATTGAATTGTAAATATCTAATGCCGTTCCTGTTAACGCAGGACCACCCATAAAAAAATTTTTTCTAGGTTTTTTTTCTGTAAATAAAACTTCTATGCCAATCGATCCGCCGTCCGCTTTCGACTCAAACTCTCTACGTCTTCGTTCTATGTATTGTGTTAATGTTTCATCTGGCAAAACATCAGCGCCTAATTCAAAGTCATCTATTAATTGACCGTAATCATAATCCTGTGCCATCAGTAGTATTCCTTATCTATTCGCGGTAATGGTTCATCTCTATAATCGTCAGGTAGTCTTACAAATCCTCCCTGTCTAAAACGCATCAACGCTTGTGTTGTACTGTCCACCAAATCATCATGGTCTCCATAAGGAAATGATGCACATTCTTCTATCACCTCTTCTGCGAATTTTTCATCGGGCGCCCAGATCATCCCTGACTCAAACATCGGCGAGACAGAGCTAACTCGAGCGTATTTATCTTGACCTTTACTCGGTGTGAAGTTTATAACAGGTATGCCAACTTTTCGCAACTCGTATGTGAGTGGTAGACCACTGGCCTTTGCTTCTATGATCACGGTATCAGGATTCCAATAATTATATTGTTCCAAAGCTTCTTTACGAAGTTCTGGAAACTCTAATCTTTCTTTGAATGCATCAAGTAATATCAAATGCGCAGGACTATCTTCATCCGGATAAAATACACCCCATGTAGTTATGGCAGAATAATCTGCAGAGTCTTTTTTAGAAAATGCGGTGTCATAAGATTGTATAACGTGTTCTAGTTTTGGTATCCGATCATCCTCCCAAGTATTCCACCACTCACGTTTTATAATACTGCCTTCTTCTGATGTAGGGTTTTGCATCCATTGCGCGTTCCATTTAGGAAGACTCAAAGATGCTTTGACACCTTCTAATTCTTGTAGCTTCCAATACTGTGGCCACACAGGTTTACCTGATGGCATGATTGCAGGAAACTCAATTAAGTGCCACTTATCTGCTTTGATATGTTTTTGTGAATTAATTAGTGCGCCTGTTAAATCTTTTAGACTCCAACGAGTCATAACCACGACGATTGCTCCACCTGGTTGTAAACGCTGACGTGGTCCTGATGTATACCAGTCGTAAGCTTTCTCTAAAGCTTCAGGATTTAGTGCGTCTTGTTCAGAGTGTGGGTCATCGATAATCAATAAATCCGCACCACGGCCCGTGATTGCTGAACCAACACCGGCTGCATAATATTCACCACCTTGTTCAGTTTCCCATTTGCCCGCGGCTTGCGAATCTTCTCTGAGTCTTGTGTTAAATACTTTTTGGTATTCGGGTGAATCTATTAGCGTCTTAGCTTTACGTCCAAAACGGAGCGCGAGTTCTGTTGTGTGGGTCGTTTGTATAATTTTTAAATCTGGTTTTCTACCAACCATCCATGCAGGAAGTAAAAAAGATGCAAACTCAGATTTAGTATGCCTAGGGGGCATATTAATAATTAATCTTTTTATTTTGCCTTTTGCAATCTGATTAAACTTATCTGCTATTTCTTTGTGATGCTTACCCTCTATAAACTCTGGCCACATACATTTAACAAAGGCCATGAAATTATTTTTAATTTCATCCTGTCTAATTTTTTCCTCTAATATCTTGTGGGCTTTTTCAAACTCTAAGATCTCTTCTTTGGTTTGCAGATCTGTATGTTCTTTTCTAAAATATTTTCTAGTCTTTTTTCTAAACGCTTCAACGGCTTTCATAAAAATTTTTGCAGAATTTTTTTCACTTCTGTTTTCTCCTCTTTTCAAATTTATCACTTATTTAAGACTAAAACAAACTGTATATGTCTTGTCGTTGGGACCCCTTTCTGTCTAGGGGAGGGTGGGCCCCTGGTTTGCAAGCACAGTTATAGATTGTATTGGGACCCCTCGGGTGGGTGGGCCCAGAGTTCTCGAGCTATGTAGTTATTGCATAGGGTATGGGATTTTCCCATACCCTATATGTTGTGTCAAGTATTAAAATGGTTTTTTAATAGCGCCCTCCATATAATATTTATTTTCTTTAGTAGGAAACATTTTATTTAGTTCCATTGTTTGTAGTTCTGCCACTAGTTTAGATAAGTTCTCGGTTTCATTTATATCTAAAGCTAATAAAACTATTTTATTCATTATCTTTTTATCTTTATCCATTATGCAACCCTCCTCGGTTCGTTAATCATTATGTGACAAGGCCTAGTCGCGCAACGATAATTATTTACACTCGGACTTGTATCAAAGTAAATAATATAATTATCAGTTACTTTACACTTACTATCCCAAGTAAATGTCCTTGTTATCCACTCGTTATACTTTTTGGCTTTGTAAAGTATTCTACCTGTTATGCCGTTTTTTAGTTTATGTATCATTTTATCCTTTCTGTTATGTATGGGATTTTATATTAAATCCCATACATTGTCAAACATTAAATTAATTAATTGTTTGGTCCGTTGTCGGCGGTAAAGCTTTCTGGTCCTTTACCCAGGTCAAGCCATCCTTTTTAAGATTGTTTTGTAGTTTAGCTCTTAAACTATCTGGACTGCCGGCCTCCATTATATCTTTTAAAGATACCCTTTTATTATCCTCCAATATCTTTAATGCTTTACCTTCCGGAGTTTTTTCAATCTGCTTCCTTGCAAGATCCCCGGCCCAGTCTCTTATTTGTTCCCAGCAATCCTCCGGCATTATTCTATTTGAACCGTAGCCAGATAAATTAAATTCCTTCTCTTGAAATTTATAATTAACTTCCTTTTTTTTGGCTACCTTGGAGGTCCTAAAGAACCTGGCCGCTTTACTCATTTTGCTTTTTACATTTTCAATAGCTTCCTCTAGCTCTTTAATAATGGGCGTTGCCCCTATTTCGTCTGCTAGATTTTTTTCTGCTATCTCAACCGCTTCTGCTTCAAGCGATCTTATCTTTAATTGAGCAGCTTGAATTAAAGGATCATAGTCCCTGTCTAGTTCTTGTTTGAACCAATCACGCTGCCATTTTTGCATCATTGCTTTTGCCATGTTATCCTTTCTGTTTGTTATGGGATTTTCTAACATAATAAATAAAACAAGTCAAATCTTTTTTTATTTTTTTTATTTTAGGGGAGGGTGGGCCCCGAGGTCACAAGCAAAGGAAAACCCATTTTGGACATAGTGTCCCATAATTTCCTTGACACAAGATATGGGTGCGACATTATTGACCATTTTAATTATGGGAATTTATGTTATGTTTATAGTCTAAACAAAAAGTTTAGAGAAAGTAGAAAAGATAATATGTCAATGGAAAAAAATAAAGAAATAATAAACTCTATTAGAACTGCTGACAGCTTGAAAGCTGTTCAGGTTGCTTTCAATATAAATGAAAGTCAGGATAAGGTAATTAGTAATTTAGTTAATCTTGTCAAGAATATGGATGAGAATATGAAATTACTAGCTACAAAAGTTTTAGAGTTAGAAAAAAAGCTAGAGGATAAAAATGCAACTAGCTTTTAAATTTCAAGATTGGACTTGCCCACTTTGTGGGCAAGATACCAAGCCGGACTGGTGGTCATCTGACGGCTACAGCTGTAATGATTGCGGGCCGGTACTAGAAGAAGAATGGGAGGAACCGCCGTTGATTAATTTTTAACGGCTGATCCCTGAGCTAGTAGAAAATCGGACCCAGGGACCTGCTAGCTCTGGGATCAGTGTGAGAGATTAACAAGTGTCACTCTCATAGTGACACTGATCCCTGGTCCTATTCTCGTCGTCGTTAGGAAGATTAATTTCAATCCGGACCCGAGGGCGTTAAAGAGAGTACGGCAGTAGCCGGTAGGACCTGGGATCAGATTTGGACGAGACATACAATAGTATTAAATGCACAGGTATGGTCTGGGCATCATCCAAAGCTGATCTCTGGTTGCTATACCATAACCCAATAAACGCGCGATACTATTGGGCCGGTCAAAATAGGGAGCCCTAGAATAGCAACCTGAGATCAGCGGGCCCTGGATACAGGTTTAAGCCCTGGTGCACCGGTAAACAATTGCCGCTGGGCTTCAATCCCGCTGGTCAAATTTATCTTTTCAACCGGTGAGCGGGCGCAAGCTCGCAAGCTGGGGGAAGGGTGGGCCCCGAGCTCGCAAGCTTGACAAAGTTTAAAAAATATATACTATGGGATATTATGAGAATTGAGAAAGCAAAAGAAATTACAGGAAGTTTAAGTAAGCCCAGCAAGATGCCGGGCCACGCTTACGGCCTGCCGGCTAAAGAATGCAAGACCGGGGGCAAGCTCCAAAAAATTAAGGGCTCAACCTGCTACGGCTGCTATGCATTAAAAGGCTGTTATGTTTTTAAAGTTGTGCAGGCTGCGCAATATAAAAGACTGAAGGCCATCAGGCACCCGCTTTGGGTTCGAGCTATGACAATGCAGATTAATTCTAAAAAAACTAAATTTTTTAGATGGCACGATTCCGGAGATATTCAAGATCTTAAACATCTTGCAAAAATTTTCGAAGTCTGTAGACGCTCCCCGGATGTTCAACACTGGTTACCAACGCGGGAAGCGTGGACGGTGAAGTATCAGGACAGAGCGCCAGCAAATCTAAAATTAATTTTTTCTATGCCGATGGTCAATCAGGAAGCGGCGGGCAAGTTTAATTATACCTCGACTGTGGTCACAGACCCGAGCAAGGCGACTTGTCCAGCCCCGCAACAAGACAACGAATGCAAGGACTGTCGAGCGTGTTGGGATAAGAAAGTAAAAAATGTTGCCTATCTGGCTCACTAATTTAGAATGATTCTAATGTGGCGTCACCCCAAATATTACAAAGAGCTGGCCAAGAAGCGAAAAGAGTTCGAGAGAGAACAAGCGCGCAAGCGAGCGAGCGAGCAAGCTAACGAGCGAGCGAGCGAGCAAGCGGATAGCGATCAAGCATCCGGTGAGGACTCGAGCAACAAGCGTTGAATATGATCCCAATCATTGATTGCGAGGGAAGGTGTTTCGCGGTGGTCTACGAGCAGACCGGGGATCGAGCTAGACTCGTATAATTTAACCAGCTTAAGGGAAGGCTGGTTAACTAGGATAAAGTTACGCTTTTTCCTAGTTAAGTGGAAGAGCTTTTGATGAGGTGAAAACCTTACTTTGTTACCCTCAACTACCTTTAACTCTACCAAGAAGAAACCACAATTATCGTTGTATCCCAACAGATCTGGCACACCAAAGGATGCCCAAGACTCCAATCTAGTCCATTGAATTTGGGGTGTTTTTTTCTTAACTAACTGCCAAAATTTGCTCTCTTTTTTCATCGTACACCTGTACTTATTCTTACACATTTACGTACTAAAAGCGATACATATTCGTACAAAAATTGACTTTTTTCGTAACAATCAGTATACTTTGAGCATGTCTGATTTAGTAAGCAAAAAGATGGGTAGAAAGCCTGCATTAACACAAAGGCAGATGAAATTCGCAGAATTAATGGTTTTTAATAATGGTGAGTTTAATCAAACAGAATGTGCAATCATGGCTGGATACAAGAATAGACCAAGGCAGAACGCATCTGACCTTAAGAATCCTAAGAAATATCCTTTGGTAGCACAATACATGGAAAAGTTACGACAGGAAGATATAGATCAACACTCAACTGATTTCAACAAACACATGAGTATAATGGGTAAGATCAGAAATATGTCTATGAAACAACCACAGACTTATGCTGTAGCTTCCAATACAGAATATAGAAGAGGGCAAGCAAATGGTTTCTACAACAAAGAAAATGTACACGTTCATATTGATGCAACTAAAAAACTTAATGAGATGACGAAGGAAGAACTCCAAGATTATATGGAGAACAAATACGTCAATAATATGAAGAATGTTAGCCCAGAATCAGAACAAGAAGAATCAGAACAAGAGTTAAACCCTGAATCCGATTAGTCACTTCGTTTGCTTTGCAATACAGCTCGTAATATTTTGTTGCTATTTTTTTTATTAGTCCCATAATTTACTCCTTGTGGGTTAGGTCCCTTCCTTGGTGGAAGTTGGTCCCATTTTACATTAGGCATATTCTTTGTCAACGTAGGATTAAAGATTCTATTAAACTCTTTTTTGTATGTATCATTGGATGGTCTTGATCTACCATCGTAAGTAAATTTTTTATTTTTCAATTATTTTCTCCATTTTTATTATACAAGATTTTGGAAATACATTTCTATCAGAAAATAACTCTTCATTCACTTCATAAGATGCAAATGTTCTTACATACTTTTTATCTTTTTCAAATACGTATGCTCTTGTTACCATTCTACTCGGCATAAAACCCATGAATTCAAAAGCCGTCGCATGGCCTCCATCCGCCGTGATATCCTCCCACAGGATCTCGTAGAAGTAATATCGTTTCTTTTTAATAACGACTGATTTATATTTTGATTTTTTAGGACGTCTCATATTTATCTATATACTATAGTAGAAAATTTAGGCAAAAAAGTTTTCAAAAAAACAAAAAGGGTCGCGCACGCCGAGTAGGATACTGTGCCAAGCTGTGCCACTACCCTTGGCACACCATTTAGCCAGTAATACCAACGATAATAGCTCAATTTTACCCTGTGCCAACTGTGCCATGAGTTTTTTCTTATCACTGAAAAAAAAATTTGCTCAAATATTTCACTATACCTTGGCACATTTACCTTATTTTGGTAATAATTTAACCACATTTGTGCCATTTTTAATGATTTTACGGACCCCAGAGCCTTGTATTTCAAATTTAGCAAATGGTGCCCACTGTTTACGTATCAGATTTAGTTCTAAAATCAGATTCGACCATTGTTTGGGCGTTATGTTTGTCCCTACTATACTCACCTTTTTCATAATCTATACATAATTTACCATCTAGGTGGTCCAATTCATGTTGAATACATCTGGCCGCTAGATCATAAAATGTTTTAGTGTACTCCTTTCCTTCCTCATCTTTGTAGTTTAACGTAATTCTAAGATATCTTTTTACTTCACCTCGTTTACCCGGTGCAGATAAACACCCTTCAAAATCTGTAAGTGTCTCATCACTTGTTTTAATAATTTTAGGATTAATAAATACTTGGTAATTATTTTGTGCTCTTGTGCAATCCATAATAAACATACGAAGTTCATATCCCACCTGTATTGCTGCAAGTCCTATGCCTAAATTTTGGTACATAGCTTTTGCCATAAATTTAATAAGTCTTTGAGTCTTATCATCTAGTGGAAAAGACACGTCTTTACTAACATTTCGTAAAAATACGTCAGGATATTTGACCAATTCTATGTTCATTGTTTGTATGTTGTAGACTGTAAATGAATAAATTTTTTATCTTGTTTTAAAACTACACGCCAAGCAGCAGAACTATTTACTTTACCTATTAATCTACTTTCTTGTAATTCTATTCTTCCTACTTCAGCAAGTTTTCCGTTATCTGTTTCCATGTAAATGAAACAATCAGATATGGCAGTGCCTTTGTTTCCGTTAGTGAATTTGTCTAGAATCTGTTGTAAGTCTCTTAGTCTTAGACTCATTTATTTTTCCTCCTATTTTTTTTGCTAACTCGTACCATTTTTTTCTCCACATCTCTTTTATATCGCCGCTTGTTTTATGATACATCCTAGCAATATTATCCAGTCTTCTCATCTCGATGTCTATAATACTCATCTACCCTCCTTAAAAATTCAAACATGTACTGTTGAAATTGTTCGCCTTCAACAACGAACTCTTGATAAAAATTGTCTGCACTACACATCATAATTACACCTTTGCATATAGATGTTTTAAATAATATGTTGTGAGCCATGGCATAAGCTGCCAGTTGAAGTTTGTAGTCACCAATCCATTCTTCTTTTTTAGGTTTGTTGGTTTGTTTAAAATCTATTATGGCGTCCTGTCCTTTGTGAACACCTACTAAATCTGTTTGCCCTGCAAATAAACCAGGGTAAAATAATGTACATTCTGTGCCGTAATATTCTGTAACATTTGATAATCCGTTTTGAATAACCTGTATGGCCATATTGTGGGCTTGTTTACCAACATCAGTCTCATCAAGATAACCTTGGCCCAAAATATATTTCTCAAGAATCTTGTGCATGGCAGTTCCACGAGTTTGTGATTTATCCACGATCCGCGCCGCTTCAGCCTCGCCCACTCGCTCTCGCCACCTTTGTAACGATTCGCGTTTCTCGGCTGGCTGTGTCTGGTCTAGGATAGTAGTCACCGATGGGAGCTTTTCTTTTTCAAACACATAGTGTCGAAGGCCATTAACCTTTTCACGTTGAGTCTTTGGGTATCTAAAACTATTATTTTTTTTCATGAGTTATTATCCATCTTAAAGTCGTAGTTGTCGGATCAAAGCTATCAAACTTCGCACTACAACCAGTTAGCCATAATATAATTAGTGCATAAACCATAACGTATCCGATATCTTTTATGTTCATTTTATATTCCTTATTATGTAATATATTATCATCAGGCCTATCATCAGACAGACCATGTTATAAAAAAACATTCCAAATCCAAATCCAACGGTCAAAATATTAACGCTCCCAAAATAAAACCACATACACCCCATATTATCTCGTCGTGATAATACAAAGTCCATATCTTAAATTTTTCTATGTATTTTTTCATTCTAAATTCATCATCTTTTTGTATTCTAACAAGTCAACTACCTTGTTGTTCATGACCATACCATCATAGTGATTTATGATCTTTTGGATCTTTGGTAGTTTTGTGTGGGCGTGTGGCCAGAGAACACAACACACGTAGAACGCGTCTCTAAAAGTACAACGCCATTTCCATTGCATCAAATATTTAGTGCCGTCTTTACGAAAACCTTTTCTAGGTTTTTTAACTACAGTTCCAACACCAAGTATATCATGAACCCATTTTATAACTGATTTGTCTGTCATGGTCATCTCCATACTGATACGCATAGAGTTTGAATATCTAAACCCAGGTCCTTTGTGTTTCTTTTTCTTTTCTTGTCTTCTCGCATAATAAATACTTCCTTCACCATCAAAGAGTCCAGCAATATAAGCCGCGTGTTCAATGCTGATCGTCATAGAGTATCCGTTGTTTACCATCGTAGTCGTAGTAATATCCACTTATACTCTTCTTTCTCTTATATCTTTTCTTTGATTCTTTCTTTCTTTGTTTATATTTTGGAGTTCTTAGTAGTTTAGCCATAAAGTTTTTAATCATTGTAACCTCTTTGAACCAAACGATTCTAAAAATTCTATTGTAGGTTCTTTTATTTCTAATTCACCAGAAGAATTACATTGTTCACATTGTTCAACTTTGCTATTGTCTCTAAAATCTTTTGATGTGTCCCCG